ACGGAACTGACGGTAGCGCAAGCGCCACCGCCCGCGACGACGCTCAGTGAGCCGCCCGTAAGAGGCAAGCTCAGGTGAGCCTAGTCGTAGAGCGTTGCAAAGTGAAGCCGCGTGATCCCCGAAGAGATCACCCTCGTCGAGTTGACGAGGTTCAAACGAGAGTACTGGGAACTTCCATCCCCAGGACCCACGCGTCAATGGCTTGGTGACGTTCGCAAACGGTACTAGCACCCCGCTGTCAGACTCAGTCAACACCTCCGGTGGGAGTGTGGTGACCGGGCTGTTGGCTCTCTCTTGTGGAGAGTAGCCATACTTCTGGCGGTCGGGGATAAAGAACCTATCCGCTACCCAGGGAGCAGCCTTAAGAGCTACCCTCCTGGATCGGTACGCATGGGGGCATCGCTGCCTTGCTGTGTACCGATAGAGCCGATTTACCAAGGAGATAAAGTCACTCGCAAAAGCAACCTCGTCTTGCTGATAAACAGGCGTGACGTCCACCCCCTTGAAGAAGTGCTTCCCGCAAGATTCGTAGAAGTATCCTGATGCATACGTCTTTTCGACGTTCGTCTGGAACCCTACGGCTTGCAGCACCTCTCGTAGCAGCGGGTAAGCCCGCGCGTCAAGGATGATGTCGTCACCGTACACCCACACTTTGGATGGACACGAGAGCAGGTCGGAAACCGATTCTGCTAACGCCCAGAACAGGAGAGTCTCCAGTTCGAACGTGTACCCATTCCCCATCGCGCTCCATTTCTGGAGCAACAAAGGAGGTTGTTTCCCGTACTTCGCCTCTGGCGTACGTAGGGAATCTAGGTACCAAGCGATGTCCATTGGGAGCAGTTGCCAAACTAGCTCCCTCGAGATCGAATCCGATGCACCCTTCAGGTCAACCGTCGCCAGCCCATCGCGAAACGCGACTTTAGCTGCGTACTGGTTGTTCACCTGGGTGTCTAGGTCGATCCCCACGCGAAGCAGGCATTTCCGGATGGCTGACCCAGCACCGAGCTGCAGGAGAATGTTCCCCGTTGGCTCGGCGTTGATCGTCCTACCGGTTTTCGCGTTTTTATCAACAACCACGACACGAGAGGTATTAACGACCCTAAACTCACTCGAAAGTAAGCAAACGGGCCCCTCTGCATCGATTCCTCTGGCGCGAAGCCAGTGGTAGTCGTCAGACATTACCCTTCTCAAGTGAGGAAGGGCACCTGCGGTAACGGTTATTTGACCCTCTCGGGTCTTATGAGCGACCGATGCGTACTCCGCTTTTAACGAAGCAGTCGCACCGGGTCCCCACCGACAATCAGCCGTCAGCTTACTCCAATTGAGATTTCCGTCCTTCGTAAACAAAGGCGCGAGAACCTGAGAAATTTTCCGCTGAGCTGCGTGAAGCACGCGCTCAACGGCGGGGTGAAAGGAAAACTCACCACGCTCTCGGGCTCGGAGACACTCGTTTGAAAGCTTGCATTGGGCTTCCGCTTCGTAGAAAGAGCGGAGGGCCGCAGCTCGGGTGTCTATCCCCGTCGACAGGCCTTTGAATTTCTTCAAAAACGCATCTAGGAGGTAATCCACGCGAAATGCTTCAGGATTGTCGTAATCACTCGATCGCACACCCAGCGTTAGCAGGGCAGCGTGGTCTTGCCGGTTAAGGCAAGACCAGATCGCGAGTGAATGCGGCGTATCTACGGATTCACACATAGCTTCAGCAACCTTCAGTACAATCCCCGGAGGGACGCGTACGTTAGGATTCTTAGGCTTCGGGAGTTGGCGAACCGACCCCGGTGGCACGCCCCTCACAGAGGAGGCGGCATGTGTGTTTTTCGTGTTCTTCATCGATAAAACCCTTAAGAAAGGAGATCAGAATCCGTAGTACGTTCCGACAGCCGAGGCTGCCGGAACCTACCGGAGGTACCTGGGGGTATTAACCCCAGACGCCTTCCAGCGTTTCCACACCGGTCGTGACGATGCCGTTGGCAAGGCCATTCTTGGTGTACGCGAGCAGGTCCTTACGCTGCGCCAGGGTGGCGCGCTCAGGGATCCAGAACTCGGTTTTGGAGCGCAGGATAAACGACACAGTGGGAGCGGGCTGGATGCCCGTACCCGTCTGTGGCGACGTGACCTCCATCACTGGGACTGCGATGGAAAAC